ATCTATAATGATACAAACTTCAATATCCGTAACCGCTTTGAAGAATGGATTGAAGGTATCCAAAATGCTGCTTCTACTACAGGCATCGTTAATCCATTAGCTTATCAAGTTCAATTGAGAGTAGAACAACTTGATAGAAATGGCGATACTATGAAACAGTACACATTCATCAATGCATTTCCACAAATGATTGGTTCTATCGAATTAAGTTATGAAGCAGGCACAGCAATCGAATCTTTCGATGTTACTTTCTTATATGACTATTGGACTTCTAATACAACCAAACCAGGTAATGGATTCGGTGCTAATGTATCAATAGATACTCCATTCGGAACAGTTAGTCTATAACTAATAAAGGTATATAATGGAAATTTTTGGAATTAATTTAACCAAAAAGAAAGCGAATCAAAAGGCGGTGGTGGCTTCAGTAGTGCCACCGTCTCTTGAAGACGGTTCTGCTTTGGTATCTGCCGCAAATTACTATGGTCTTTCTGTAGATTTAGATGGCGGCATTAAAAACGAAAATGATCTAATTCGGAAATATCGTGAAATCAGTCAATACCCAGATTGCGATTCAGCAATTGAAGATATTGTTAATGAAGCAATCGTTACTAGTGATACTGGCCAAACTGTCGATATCGTTCTTGACGATACTAAAGTTTCCGATGGCATCAAAAAGAAAATTAGAGATGAATTTGAGAATGTACTTACTCTATTGAAGTTCAATGATAGAGGTCATGATATTTTCAGAACTTGGTACATTGATGGTAGAATCTATTATAACATCATGCTTGATGAGAATAATAAGAAATCTGGCATCACTGAATTAAGAATCATCGAACCACAAAAAATCAGACGTGTTAAAGTTGTAAAATCTTCGCGTTCTCCTAAAGGTGTAGAACTTTCAAGTATCCAAGAAGAATACTACCTATACAATGATAAAGGATTAACTACCCAAACTACTCAAGGTGTTCGTATGAGTTTGGATTCAGTTGCCTATTGTCATTCTGGTATTCTTGATGGTAATACTAATATGGTTATGGGATACTTGCATAAAGCAATCAAACCTACAAACCAATTGAAAATGATTGAGGATGCTCTAGTAATTTACAGAGTATCAAGAGCACCAGAACGTAGAGTATTCTATATTGATGTTGGTAATTTACCTAAACTGAAAGCTGAACAATACGTTCAAGACATTATGAATAAGTTTAGAAACAAACTTGTTTATGATGCTGTTACAGGTGAAGTTAAAACTGATAAGAAAAATCTTTCTATGATGGAAGATTTCTGGATGCCTAGAAGAGAAGGTGGTAAAGGTACTGAAATTACTACTCTTGATGGTGCACAGAATCTTGGTCAAATTGAAGATATCAACTACTTCCAAAATAAATTATTCCAAGCACTTAATGTTCCTATTTCAAGACTTAGACCAGATACTGGTTTCTCTCTTGGTAGAAGTTCAGAAATTACTCGGGATGAGATTAAGTTTGGTAAGTTTATAAATAGATTAAGAAATAAATTTTCTAATGTATTCAATGAAATATTAAGAATCCAACTTGTCACAAAGGGTATCATTCGTGAAGATGAATGGGATGAATTTGCTAATAGTATAAGATACGATTTCAACCAAGATAATCATTTCCAAGAAATGAAAGATACTGAGATTCTGCAAAACAGACTCCAGACTCTTCAATTATTGGATCCTTATGTTGGTAAATATTTCTCAATCGATTGGGTACAAAAGAATGTATTGATGCAATCAGAAAAAGATATTAAAGAGATTGCTGCTCAGATTAAAAAGGAACCTTCTCCAGTAGATCAAGAACAAGATTCTGGACAAGTTACTCAAGATACAACACAACAATAGGAACATATTATGACAGAATTTACTTCAAATTTAGTTGATGCTATTATTTCTGGTAAAGCAACTGATATCGAGAACTCTTTTCAAGCAGTAATGTCTGATAAGATTTCATCTGCTATTGAAGATAGAAAAATGGAAGTTGCTCAAACTATGTTTAAAGACACGGACGACTAATGAACTATTCATCTTTTGTACAATCTATTGGTATCAAAAAGAATATATCCAATTCTATAAAAGAACATTACGGCGTTGAAGCAAGTCCATCTTTAATTGAATCTTATTCTTCGTTATTGGAAACCAATAGATTTACAGTTGATCCAGTAATATTGGAGTTAAGAGAGAAACAATCTTCATTAAGTTGTCGGTATGAATATACTTTGGATGACGGTTCTTGTGTTTCAATTACCGAAGAAACACAGAATCTCCTAAATCAGATTTTAATAAATAATACTAAAGCAATTAATTTTATGAATGAATCTAAAGATAACTTCTTTAGTGTTATTCAAGAAACAATTAAGGAATAAAAGATGGCTGTAACTATAACAGTTGTATCAAAAACCTATAGCGATGTTGTTGTTAAAGTTGCAGGCACTGCTGGTTCAGCAACACTTAACTTGACAACGGATATCCTTGCAGTAAACGAAGCACTGAATGGTGCTACTCAGAAAGTTAATATTGCTAATCTATTTTGGTCTGGCAATGCTGATTGTACTATTGCTATTGATAGAAATTCTGTAAGGTCATATACCTTCCAATCTAATACTATTGGTAGTATCAATTTATCAGAAGCTGGATTTGCTAACGATCCAATCAATAATACATATCCATTAGTGTTTACTGTTACTGGTACTGGCAATATGGAACTTTGGGTTAGACTTAAAAAGGTTTCTGGTTATAAAAATACAGATCAATTAAGTACTATCCAATCAATCTAAGGACAGATATGAAATTAATCACAGAACAAGTAATGGATGTGCAATATCTGGTCGAATCAGATGGCACAAAGAAATCCCATTACATCAGTGGTGTTTTTATGCAAGCCGATACACCTAATAGAAATGGAAGAACTTATCCTAAGTCTATTATGGAATCAGAACTCAAAAAATACCAATCTTCTATAAAAGAAAAACGCTCACTTGGCGAACTTGGTCATCCAGACTCTCCTTCTCTTAATCTTGATAAAGTATCTCACTTGATTACTGAATTGAGATTTGATGGTAATGACATTGTTGGTAAAGCTAAAATCCTTGATACCCCTATGGGTAAGATTGCTCAGAACTTCTTAGAAGAAGGTGTTAAGTTAGGAGTATCTTCAAGAGGACTTGGTTCAGTAGTTCGTAAAGGTAATATCAATGAAGTCCAGTCAGACTATAAATTGAATACAGTGGATATTGTCCACGAACCAAGTGGTATTGATTGTTGGGTTAATGGTATCATGGAAGGTAAAGAATGGGTTTACGTTAATGGTATCTTTACAGAACGCCATATTGATGATGCTCGCAAAGCAATTTCAGGTGCCAAATCTAGTTTAATAAATGAAGTATCACTGAAAGAATTTCAAAATTTCTTAACACGTATTAAGTAACTATAACAAGGGAGACACGATGTCTATAGAAGATAAAATTGCAGATTTATTAAGAGAATCTGAAGCATTGCAAATGGCTGAAGCATGCAAAACCAAAATGAAAGAGTCTGATAAAGAAGATGATGAAGATTCTGAAGAAGATCTTGATGAAGCATTAGATGTGGAAAAAGTCAAGGTTCCAGTAGGCGAAAGACCTAAAGGTCCAGGTTGGTCATTACATCGTTCTGGTCAACAGCACAATGAACCACACGATACATTCAAAAGAAAAACTAAAAAAGTTCTAAATACTAATGTCAACGAAGATATTGATGATCTTGATGAAGAACAACTTGACGAATTGTCAAAGAAAACTTTGGGTTCTTATGTCAAGAAAGCATCTGATAAACTTTCATCTCATGGTATTAATATGGTCGGTTCTCTTGAAAGAGGAGATATCGAAAATTCAGCATATCATGGAAGAAAAATACATACGAGACAAAAAGGTATTGCTAAAGCAGTCAACAAATTGACTAAAGAAGATCTTGAAGATTTTTCAATTGAAGAATTAGAAGACTTTATGATGTCAGAAGATTATGAGCAACTTGATGAATTATCAAAGAAAACTTTGGGTTCTTATGTCAAGAAAGCAACATCTGATGTTGGTCTTGCGGGTTTTGTTAAGGGTGTAACTGTTACTGATCCCACAAGAAGTAAAGAATATGAACACGCAGCTAGTATGAATAAAAAACGTAAGGTTGGTATTAATAGAGCAGTCGATAGATTGACTAAAGAAGATATCGATGCCGATGTTGATGCTTTAATGAATGGCGAAAACCTTACAGAAGAATTCAGAGAAAAAGCTACTGCAATCTTTGAAGCTGCTGTAATGTCAAGAGTGACTCAAGAAGTTGAATCATTAGAAGAAGAATTCCAAGACCGCCTCGTAGAATACTATGAAGGTGCTAAAGAAGAAATTGTTGAAAAAGTTGATGGATACCTCAACTATGTTGTTGAGCAGTGGATGAATGATAATGAACTTGCCGTTACAACCGGCATTAAAAATGACATTCTTGAAGGATTTGTTAGTGGAATGAAAAATTTATTCCAAGAGCATTATATTGAAGTTCCAGATGAAAAACTTGATCTTGTTGCTGAATTACAAGAATCAGTAGCTATTTTGGAATCTAAACTTGATGAATCTTTGGAATCGAATGTTGAGATGTCTAAGTACATCAATTATGTAGAAAGAAATACAATTACAGAAGAATTCTGCAAAACAATGACTGATACTGAAGTAGAGAAATTCAAATCTCTTGCTGAAGAATTATCTTTTGAAGATTCAGACACATATTCTTCTAAATTGCAAATCATCAAAGAAAATTACTTTGGTAAAAAACCCACTGCTGGTACAGTACAATCTATCGTAACTGATTCACCAGTACAACTTACTGAAAGTGTACAAAACATTGATCCAAATGTAGCTCAATATTTAGAAACTTTTAACAGAATTAAACTTTAAAATAAGGAAATTACAAAAATGCAAACTCGTCCTGAATTAGTAAAAAAATGGGCTCCTATCTTAGAGCACGAATCTTTAAGTCCTATCAAAGACAACTACCGTAAAGAAGTTACTGCGGTATTATTAGAAAACCAAGAAAAAGCAATGCGTGAAGAAGGTTCAATGAGCATGGGCTTGTATGAAACACACGCTAACGCTGGTGGTTCATCTATCGCTTTAGGTTCTGCTGGTTGGGCTGCTGGTGCAACTACTGCAGCTGTTCAAGGTTACGATCCAGTATTAATCTCATTAGTACGTCGTGCAATGCCACAAATGATTGCTTATGATATCTGTGGTGTTCAACCAATGACTCAACCTACTGGTTTGATCTTTGCTATGAAATCGCGTTACACATCACAAAATGGTGCTGAAGCGTTGGTTAACGAAGCAAACACTCAATTCTCTGGTTCAGCTTCATTGTTTGACGGTACTGGTACTCCCGCTTCTGGTACACAATCGGCATTAACAGACATCTTTAACGCTACTACAGGTTATGGTATGACTACTGCTGAAGGTGAAGCAACTACTTTTGCTGAAATGGCATTCTCAATCGAAAAAACATCTGTTACTGCTCAAACCCGCGCGTTGAAAGCAGAATACACAGATGAATTAGCACAAGATCTTAAATCAGTTCATGGTTTAGATGCTGCTGCTGAATTGAGCAACATCTTAACTCAAGAAATTCTTGCTGAAATCAACCGTGAAGTTGTTCGTCGCGTTTATATCTCTGCTAAAGTTGGTGCTCAAACTGGTACTGCTGTTGCTGGTTCATTCGATCTTGATATCGATTCAAATGGTCGTTGGTCAGTTGAAAAATTCAAAGGTTTATTGTTCCAAATTGAACGTGAAGCAAATGCTGTTGGCCAATTAACACGTCGTGGTAAAGCTAACTTCATCATCACTTCTGCTGACGTAGCATCTGCACTTGCTATGGCTGGTGTACTTGATTATGCTCCTGCATTATCTACTTCATTGAATGTTGATGATACTTCAACAACTTTTGCTGGTATCTTAAACGGTCGTTATAAAGTTTATGTTGATCCATATGCAGCAAACAGTTCAGCTACACAATTCTTTGTTGCTGGTTATAAAGGTAGTTCAGCATTTGATGCTGGTATGTTCTACTGCCCATATGTACCATTGCAATTAGTTCGTGCAACTGATCCTAATACATTCCAACCAAAAATTGGCTTCAAAACACGTTATGGTATTGCTAGCAATCCATTTGCCGTAGCTGATTATACAGGTCCACAAGATCCAAATGGTTTGTATGCTAATGCAAACTCATATTATCGCAAGGTCGCGGTAGCAAATCTTATGTAGTTGATTTATAACAACTTTTGTTGTTGTAGAAAAGGGGCTTAACGGCCCCTTTCTTATGTCTGAAATTTAATTATAGAATTTCCAATTTCCGCAGTCGTGAATGATATCAATCTTATTGGCAAACATATTATCTTTTACTGATAAGTTTTCATCATATAATTCACCAAGTAACATCTTAACATTCTTCTTAGTATAACTCATTCTATGTTTAAGATTACCAGATTCAATTCCCCACCAATTTGGACCAACTTTATGCTTGAAATTAAAGAATTTAGAATATGCTGAATCTACTCCTGATATTCTTCTATCTGCAAAAGAAACTAAATTGTCATTTGGTATTTTTGATATTAATTTTCCCAATGCTCCAACTACTTGGTAATCTAGTAGTGAAGCAAATCTATAAATTTCATTCTCATTATTTGAGAATCTGGATTTACCATAAGATATAGCA